TCATTTTAATCTTTTCTCAATTTCAAGTGATGGGAAATAATCACCCAATTCATTTGTTTCCTTTTCAGTACGGTTCATACTAATACTTCCTATGTTAGTATACGTAACAGTTAATGTTTGCCAACCTTCATGGTTTAATAACTCATCTGATAATTGACTGTATCGACTAACTGCCATATCCTTAGCAGAAACTAGTTCGTTGGATGCTAATACAATAGTTGCTTTTATTTCATCATTTTCAACAGAAACGTCATTTAAAGTGTCATTTTCCCCAATAGAATAATCCTCAATAATTTCTTTCACTTTATCAACTTGAATTTGCTGTTGCGATTGATCTGTCCCTGCGGTTGCCTCTGTTTCTTGTTTTAATTTTGTGTCTAATTCCTCCTGAGTAGGTCCATTTTCTTGGGGTTTTTCAGCTGGTTTATTGTTTACTTCTTTCTTTTCTTCTTTTTTAACTTCTTCAGCAATCTTTTCTTTTGTTTTCACTTCGTCACTAGATGCTTCTTCACTACTTCCGCAAGCAACCAGAGTAAATAAAGTGCCACAAACTAAAGCTGCTAGCAATCTCTTGCTCATTCTTTTCCCCTCCAGAATTTAATTATGTAAGACTCGGGGACAATCATAGCAAATAAGTTTTGCATAATTTGTCAATACTTGTCGAAAATAAAAAGAAAAAGAGACAAATATAGTCTCTTCAACGTTTTTCCATATTGTGAAAATTTTTCTTATGGAAATTGGTAAAGTTTTCTTCTACAATCAAGGTAACTCGTCTATTGTGTCGCCTAGGAACTTCACAAAATAATCGAGTCGTTGGCAGAAGAGCTCTCGTTGTTGCTCATTTAACGCTGCATACGTTCTTTGGACACCAACGAGAGTATTATGTAATGTTTCATCTTCAAACACTTCTGTACGTCCAATAAGTACATCTAATGACACATCGAAAAATACCGAAAGTTCTAACAAGGTGGTGAGGTCTGGCTCAGAAAAGCCATTTTCATAGTTGTTTATTCGACTACGACTCACACCAATTTGATGAGCCAAGTCTTCTTGTCGCAACGAATGAGTGTTTCTTAAATGTTTTAGAGTTTCGCCAAAGTTTTTCATGCTTATAGTATAGCTGTAGATATATTCATATACTATAAATGATAGATTTTATGTCAAAATAAAAAAATGATAGTTATACGGTTATCAAATGAGAACTTGTGTTCTAATTTGTGGTTACATGTGGTAAAATGAAATTGCAAGATTATTGTAAGAAGTCATCAGGTTATCATCATAATATGATAGAATGTTCTGGGAAAACTTTCTCAACATTTTTACAACAATTCTAATCAGAAAGTTTTGAAATCTCATGGTACAATTGTAAAAAAACGGACGTAAAAAGACCCGCGGTGTAAGTAGTGCTGACACACCCTTACACTGTCTCCCTAAGCACCTAGGGGAACATTGTCGCGAATCTCATACATAATTATACCACACCTCAGACTGCTAGTGACACGTTTTCCTTTAATTGTAATTCTCTGGGGTTAACGTGTCTTTTTGTTGTCCAAACAAGGAGGACAAATATTGTGCAAAAAGTGTTAAACAAGCTTTCAGACGATATGAATGCAAGGAATATCAATCGTAACAAGCTATCTGAAAAGGTAGGGATTGATAGTGCGACTCTCTCTCGATTTTTAAGAGGTAAACATCAAATGTTGTTCAATAAATATGGAGAAATCCTTAAAGAAGTATATCCTGACGATGTTAATACTAGAAGGGAATTCTGCCGAGCATACTCTAAGGTTTTAAAAAGACCGGGCAATAAAAAAAATGCTATGTATTACTTATTGTCTCATGGAGAATTGAATATTTTAAGCAAACTAGTTACAAGTGAAAAGAACACAAATAATTGTGAATGGGCCGTTGTTTGTGAGTTGCTATATTTAAGATATAGTGGAGAAATTTCAGGAGACGCATTGTTAAAGAAATTAAATGAAGAAATCAAAAAATTTAAAACTAAGACGTTAGAAATGGAAATCTTGTGTGGCATAGTAATGCTACATGTAAGATATGACCAAGAGAATTACAAAGAGATGAATAAACTTTCTGACGAACTTATCGAAAAAACTGTAAATATAAAAGATGAATATATACGAGATTTCCTTGAGTTTAAAATACAGGAAGTAATTGTTTATGGTCTTTTGACATGTGGAGAAATTGATAAAATGAGAAAATGTTGTTATGAGATTATTAAGGACATTAACTCGGAAAAGTATTTTCCAGTTTTTAGAGTAACAGCTTATGGTGTACTTGGACAATCCTTCATGTTTACTGATTTCAACAAAGCTTTATTCTACTTGGAGGAGGCTATAAAGGTAATCGACAAAGGTCCAGGGATGCAAATTCAAGCAAGAAAAAACATGTTTTTGAATACAATCGACTTCTTGAAAATCTATTGGAAAGTTGATCTATACAGCATAAACCCAATTACAAAATCAGAAAGAGCATATCTAGAGGTACAAAAAGGTAATAACGAAAAAGCGATTGCTATTTTAATGGAGATACTTCAAGAAAATAAAAAGCTAGATGCATATGAGACGTTTTACTTAGGTCTTGCGAAAGGTAATGATGTCAAGATATTAAGTGAATCCTTGGATTTATTTGAGCGTTCGCAAAATATTTTTTATTCTTTTTTGCCTAAGAAACACCTAGGCATAATGTCCCATAAATGCTATAATTTAGTAGGGTGATGACAAATGAAAAAAATTTTATCGCTAATCACAAGCGTAGCATTAACCGGAGTTATTTTGTTCGCTCCTGCTGACAAACAAGAGCAACCTAAACAATTGGCTAAGGAAGCTCCGATCACATTGTTTTCGAATGTAGGACCTGGAACTGGAGTCTAATTGAATAATAAATTATGTAGAATGGCGTCTTCTAAATCAGAAGACGTCATTCGTCATTTTTAGGGTCATTGAACTTTTTAGAGGATGTATACAAAAGTTCAATGATTGTGAAATGTTCACAAACTTTACGGGACATATGGGAGGAAAAAGAGATGACAAAAGAGCAATTAGCACAAGCAGCTGCGAAAGTGGGATTAAAAGTATTGGGGACAACGAGTTCAGGGGATATTTTTAAAATTTGTCTTGATGGATCATATAAAGAAGAGAAAGTAAAAGCATAAAAAAGAAGACTGCCGTATGAGGTAGTCTTCTTTTTATTAATCCTCTTTTTTATTTTGGTGGTAATTAACAAACATCTCTAGTTGCTCCCATGCCTTTTTACGTTCTTCTTCTGGAAGGTTTTCTATTAATGCCATTATATTCTTTCCTTCTTCAGTGACAATTGTATATTCTTCTTCAGTAAGTTCTGGATCATCCGATCTACCCAGTAAAAAATCTGTTGTAACACCAAAATAATCTGCTATGTTCTCTAAAGTTTCACGTCCTGGTGATTTTTTTCCTTTTTCAAAATACGAGATAGCCATTTTTGATACGCCTATGGCATCGCCTAATTGCTCTTGAGTTATTCGTTTACTTTTCCTTAGTTCTCTAATCTTATCCCCTATCACTATTAACGTCCCCTTCACTCTAAAAAGTGTTTGTAATTATACCATAAAGTATAAAGTAAACAGTGCGTTTACCACAAGAGGGAAATTTTTATGATTTTTATAAAAAAGGGGTTGAAATAAACTATAGGTTTACTTTATAATGAAATCAACGGCAACGGAAGGAGTGGTAGAAATTGCTGAAGCTAAAAGAAAAACGATTAGAAAAAGGGATGTCTTGCGAAGATGTTGCCAATATAGTTGGTATTACGAAAATGCATTACTGGTACATTGAAAATGAAAAACGAACCTTGAAAATAGACTTAGCACAAAAAATTGCAGAAGCTCTTGAGGAAGATCCGAAAGAACTTTTTTTTAACAGTTAAAGTAAACCTGTGATTTACTTTTAAAAGGGGGAAGTAAACCAATGAACGAATTAAAAGTTTTCAACAAAAACGGTCAATTATTAGTAGAAAGTCGAGAAGTAGCCGAAATGGTGGATAAACGTCACGCTGATCTATTAAGAAGTATCGAGAATTACATACAAGTTTTAGAAAACGCAAAATTGCGTTCTCAAGATTTCTTCATTGAAACGAATTATACAACTGAAGGTAACAATAAAGTCTATAAAAATTACCTTCTTACTAGAAAAGGTTGCGATATGGTAGCAAACAAGTTAACTGGAGAAAAAGGAGTTCTTTTCACAGCAGCATACGTTACAAGGTTTGAGGAAATGGAAAATGTATTAAAGCAACGAAATTTACAAGCTCCAACAAACCCATTCGATCAGATACAATTGCTTGCATTAGGTACAACACAGCTCAATGAACGAGTTGAACAGCTAGAGCAAACAGTAAATGAACGTATGACAGTAGATTACAGTCAGCAACAAGCAATTCGAAATGCCCTTAGTCGTCGAGTGTACAAGCTATGGGATGACGGTACAGTTAATCAAGTCGTACACGATAGCAAAAAAAAATTGTTCGCAGCCGCATGGAAAGATGTGAAAGCAGCGTTTGCAGTAAATAGTTACTGTAACATTCGCCAAAGAGACTTTAATGAAGCAATCTCTTACATAAGTGCTTGGCGACCACGATTAGTATAACAAGAAATTATAGGAGGTAAGACCCATGATTAGTATTCAAATTGATGAGCAAGAAGTAAGGGAAATGTATCTGGAAAAAGTTGAAGAGAAAATCAAAGAAGTTGAGGTTGATCTTGTATTTTGGGATACAAATGAATTAAAAAGAAGAACTTGCCTTTCATGGGGTACCATTCAAAAAGAATTTTTCTTTGATCCTCGTTTTCCGAAGTATAAAGTTGGTGCCAAATGGTTATTTCCGGCGCAGGAAACCAAAAAATTCTTACTTGAATGGTTATCAGAACAAAGATAGGAGGAATGAAATGGACCCGGAAAATTCACTAAGCTTATTCATTTTTGTGGTAGCGGTGGTGTCAGTTTTGGGTGTGGTAACAATTGTATGCAATTTTATAGGACGTATTTTGGACGAGCATGATCGTCTGGAAGAAGAGAATAAAAAATTAAGAATGAGAAAGGGGAATTTACGTTATGAGTTTATCCCGTCAGGTTTTAGAAAGGGACACTAAGAAACTTGAAATAGTGGAGGAGTTTATAGAATATGGCGAATCACAACAAAAACTAGCTTTACAAGAAAATAATCAGAAACAATTCGAAACTTGGGTAAAAGAAGTACGCTTAGCGCGAAGAGAAAAGGCTTCATTATATCGAGAAAAAGAAAAATATGATGAGGAAAGTGAACGTATTCGAAAGATGATTCTAGACTTACAAATTCGCGGTGTGAAAGTAGAAATGGTTCGTCGTGCACATTATCCGGTTTTGGAGAGAGTGATGTGACTAGTTGGTCAAAAGAATAAAAAAGAACCCACTGCAATGGGTCCTTAACAAAAAATAACTTATGTATATAATAACACGGAAAGTGAGGAAACGATAGTGTCTGAAGTACAAGTGAAGTGGATCAAGCTTTCTACAACAATGTTTGAGGATGAGAAAATCCGTCTTATCGAAAGTATGCCCGAAGCAGATACATTATTAATTATATGGGTAAAACTGCTAGCTCAAGCTGGAAAGATAAATGCTAGTGGATATATTTTTCTTAATGAGAATATTCCATATACAGAGGAAATGCTTGCAGCGCTTTTTAATAGACCACTTAATACAGTCCGAATGGCATTAAGTACATTTGAAAAGTTTGGGATGATTCATATTGATGAAAATCATTATATTAACGTTATAAATTGGGGTAAACATCAAAGTTTAGAAAAATTAGAGCAAATAAGAGAAGGGAACAACTTGCGTAAACGAAAGCAAAGAGCAAAAGAGAAACAAAAGAAATTAGAGATGTCACGTGACAGTCACGTGACACGTCACAAGGATGTCACGGACATAGATAAAGATTTAGATAAAGATATAGATAAAGAAGTAAAGAAAGAGAGTAGTCCTGAAGAATCTCAGGACAACACTCAAAATGAATCAATTCCTTATCAAGAAATTGTAGATTATTTAAATTCTCAAGCTCAAACAAATTACAGACATACATCCAAAAAAACACGTGAAGTAATACAAGCTAGATGGAAAGAGGGGTTTGATTTATTAGATTTCAAAAAGGTAATCGATATAAAAACATCTCAGTGGCTTGATAATCCAGACTTCAGTATATATCTAAGACCAATAACATTGTTCGGAACTAAATTTGAGGGTTACTTAAACGAAAAGTCAGTACGAAAAGGTGTAATTAAAGGAGGTTCTAATGATGCAAGCAATGGCAAAGATAGTAGCTTCATCAAAAAATATGATTTCTCAAAACGCTAGCCAACGTTATGTGCTATCAGCTAATAGATGTAAAAACGTATTTATAGTTGGAAAAGACAAGTTTAAAGATGTTTGTAGTAAACGGATGTTGATTGATACAGAAACAAATGAGGAGTTCTGTCCACAATGCAAATCAGTGGAAAGTGAAGATCAAAGGTTAGCTAAAGAGACATTAGCGATTAAAAAGAAAAATGAAGTTATTCATCTGTATGATTCGTTTGCAGATAACAGTTTGATTAATGACAAGTTAAAGAAGGCTACTTTTGATAATTATGTACCACCTACAAAAGAGCTAGCGAATGCTAAAGAAATAATTATGAACTTCGTTACAACTTATAACAAAGAAGAACCAACAAGCATGATTATTACTGGAAATTATGGAGTGGGTAAGAGTCATTTATGTGTAGCAGCTACAAAAGAACTTATGAAAAAGGGACATAGTGCAATGTTTATTCAAATGAATAAGCTTTTCACGAAAATTAAGTCTACATGGAGCAGGAACAGTGAATTAACAGAGGATAAGCTTATGACAATTCTTGCGAAAGTGGATGTTCTTATTATTGATGATTTCGGAGCAGAGTTTACAGAAAAAGATAAAGAGGGCGTTACTTGGCAACAAACCAAGACCAATGAGATTGTAGATAGCCGAATTGGTAAAAGTACACTATTTACAACGAATTTTAATATAGATGAATTAGCAGAAATGTACGGCGAAAGAGATTTTAGTAGGATGATGGAAAATGCAGAGTTACTTGAAATGTATGGTGATAACTACAGATTAAGAAACTTTAAAAGGAGTGAGTGAAATGTGTCAAGTTTGCAATAACACGGGAATTATTCGTAAAGAGACATATCCAGGTGTAATTGAAACGAGTGGTTGTACTTGTGAAGTAGCGCAGCAGCAAGAGGCAACGTATTGGGATCGTTGGAATAAATGGGTGGATTACTTTGAATCAAAAGTACGTGAAATGGAATTGAAAAAACAGCAACAGGCTAGTTGAAAATAAGGGGGAGAAACCGTGAAGGATACAGGGATTGTAAGAGAAGTGGACAAGCTAGGGCGTGTAGTTATTCCAGTTGAAATGCGTAGAACATTAGGTCTGAGTGTAGGAACAGCAATGGAGATTCATGCTGTTAATGGAAACATCGTACTAAAGAAGCATGAAAAAGCTTGCTTGGTAACAGGTAAGATTGCAAAAGAAAACTTTGTATTATTAGATGGTCGAATGGTTCTTAGCACGGAAGGAGCGGAAGTCTTGCTTGATCTCATTACAAAACAAGGGGAAGAAAAAGGATGGCTAAACAATTAAACATTTTCGATGTAGAACCGAATATTTTACAGTTTGATGTGAATAAAGCCAAGGTCAAGCAAGGGAGAGGGAAGGTTGCATATGCTGATGTACGTGTATTAGTTCCCCGTACGGCAAAGTGTACAGATGAGTTACCGCCTTCAACCAAACAAGATGATAGATATGATGATTTCGAGGAGCATGCGATTGCTATATGGCGTTTCCATCGTGCATGGGATGAACAATTTACATGGGAAGCAGCTGAAGAATTGTGTAAAGCAGCAAGAGATCGTAAGGAAGCGATTCCTGTAAGAGTATATTTAGGGGACTTTTCTCCTACTAATGTAGTTGAATATCTGGGATAGGGAGATGCGTCTATGAGAGCTGAGATTGACGTTACCAAAAATAGAATCTACGTAGTGAAAGAAGGTCGGGTCATTTCTGTAGAACCGCCAGCAAGTGGATTTGGAGAGCAAGTTGCTGTTTGGATTAATGGGAAAGTAGACCGCGTAGATACAAAGAATACTGAAAAGATAAAATAATCAATCTTCTGGTGAGGGAGAGAGAAGAATGACAGCTTTACAGATACATGTTGCTTTGGAAGATGTTAATTTCTTATGGGACCAAAGAGATGTAATGAGTTTTCGGGATATGTGGAACAGTGGTGTCAGTATTGCAAGGATGTCAAAAGAGTTTAAGAGAAAGCAAATAGACCTTGCTGTACTGGTACTGGATCAAGTAGATACCTATAGGATAGGAGCAAGGAACAAGGGGTTAGGAGAAATAAAAGAGGAATTCATAAGAAATAAAAGTGAGTATGAATGGCCCTTAACTTTATACATTGCTTTAGAGGAAGCCAACTTTCTGTGGAATAAAAATGAAATGGTCCGGTTCCATGAAATGTGGAAGAAAAGATTGGATATTAGAAAAATGGCACAAGAATTGAAACGTCATCAAATTGAGATTGCCATGCTTGTATTAGACCAATTCGGTTTAACAGGTATGCTGAACGGTATTCAAGGTAGTTCAGAAAGTGTAGCTTAAAGACGAAAAAGTGAGGGGATGCTAGTATGCCGAAGTTAAAGAAAAAGAAAATGAGGAAAGCATTGAAACGTCGTGCAAAAGCAGTTGACAACTATCAGTTTGCAAAGGCATTTAGAAATATTTTCGTTAGATCTGGAATTGTGGAAGGGGAGAAATAAAATGATAAACAAAGCAATCGATTTATCAGAACTGTTTCAAATGCAAAAGGTACTTGATGATGATATTAAAGTGAAACATAAAGAAAATTATAAACGTCATGATGCGATGTATAACAAAGTGTTTGCTTTAAAAAATGAAGTGAATGAAGCATGGAATACAACAAATGCTTTTAAGATGTGGTCGGAAAAATTTGAACAACCGAAAGAATCCTTCTTAGAGGAAATGGTAGACATTCTTCACTTTTGGTTATCTGTTGCAATGGACTTTAAATTACAAAAACAGTTACAGATTATTAAGATTCCAAAGCACAAAGTAAATTGCTTTAATAAAGCGTTTTATCATATCGATAAGAACGTAAATCATTTGGTCGGAAAAGTAGAGTATAAAGATTCGCAAGGTGCGAAAAATCCATTGCTAATCATTATGGATGTGTTTTTAAAAATTATTGAACGTGCTGGATTTACATGGGATGACGTTGTGGCTATGTATAAGGAAAAGAATGAAGAGAATTTTAAACGATTGGCATCAGGATATTGAAAATGTCATTACAATTTTTTAGAAAAAGGAGAATGTAAAATGTCTATATTAAAAGAGATATATTCTAAATTTCCTAAGGTGATTCAAAATGAATTTGATAGAAATGGTGTTCGTTTAGAGGCTAAAATTTATAACTTTTTTACTGAAGAAAAAGATGATGGTGAGGAAAAATATATGATTTATTATATTGAATCGACTACTAGGTTATTTGAAATAGTATATTATCCAAAGTCTGAATTGTGCTTATACAACTCTATGACTAAATTTTCGATTCAAAAGATTAAGGATCAAGGTGGTAGCAATTATGAAAAATAGTAAACAAGAATGTCCAAAATGTAATAAATTAGTTGTTACTTTCTATAAGCCATCATGGGAACACGAAGGTCCATATCTATGCTATTGGTGTAATAAAAGACGAATTAAAGAAGAAAAGCAATCCTAAAAAAGCATAATACAATTTGAATTTTGTAGAGAAATGGGGTAATAGAAGATGCTTAATGGATTAGGTGAAGAAGTTTTAAAAATTATGTTGTCAATCCTTGGATTTGGACTCACAACTTTTTTAATCGGTATTGGAGTGGGTTGGATTATTTGGGCGTAAGTTTTATAACCAAAGCGTTATTCGGTAGAAAAGGAGAATGAAAGATGAGTGAGCGATTAAATGAAATTAAAGAGAATATCACTGAAATTGCTTGTACAGTTTTAATTATAAAGAGCGATTACGATTGGTTAATTGAACAAGTAGAGGAAAAAGAGCAAACAGATACTGTGTATATCGTTATGAGAGAGGAAGACGATGGAACAACACGTCCGTATAGATCTTATAAGACATGCGAAAGAGCATCCGAAGCAGCGAATAGTCTGACTAAAATGTATGCAGAAGAGGAAGATGACATAAATGGCGGGTGTAGATTTTATGTAGAGTCACTTTATTTAGAAGGTTAAAACCATACAAAATAGTTAATTTGGAGGGGAACGGAATGAAGATCACAGTGAATGAGCAAACACAACGATTTTATCTAGCGTGTGATAAATGGGAGCCTGTAGTGGGCCATGAAATTAAAGTAGGGAAATATCGTTTTTGTGCAATCCCGTTAAGTGATTCTATTAATATTTCGGAAGTAACATCAGGTATACATGCTATAAGCATTCCGATTGATTCGAGGATTTTGATGGCAACAAGTACTAAGGAAGATACAATGAGGGTTTTAGCAAAAGTTGGTGAAGGTTTAAGACGAATCCTTGAGAGACAAAGCAATTTAGATGAATCACTTGCAAAAAAGAAAAAGATAGCATTTGAGCGCTTGGGAGAAATGCCACCAATTGAAAACGTTGATACGGATTGGATATTTGAAGAGGAAAGTGAAGTTGTACATTAAGTGATTAAATCATTATTTAAGAAATGGGGAATGAGAGATGAACACAGTAACGGTTAATATTCACGCAACAATAATCAAAGGAGCATTAAAAGGAGTATCCGGTAGAGTTGTAGGGTTCGATAGCGAAATGGATATAGTAAGTATCGAAGTTGATGAGAATACATGGATTGAAACAAAATCGAACTATATTAAGCAAAATTAAGACAAAATCCTTATTTGAATAGAGAGGGAGAATGAGAGATGCGGTATGCAAGAGGAAAGCAATTAGCATTGTATGTGTGTAAAGCAGCTAATGAAGATTACAAACGTTTCAAAAAAATGAGGGGCGCTATTGGAAACATGACTATAAAGGAAAATAGAATGTCGCTTCCTTACTGTAGTAGATTAGATCCAACATTTAGATGGGAAAGAGGATTAAATGCTAAAAATGTGGTTACAAATCTAATTTTCTTTCGGCGAAAAAGCGGAGAATTAACGGTCCGATTAGCTAAAGAATCTACACAAAAGTTAATAAAACAGGGATGGATTAAATAAATTTGTTATTTGAAAGAAAGGTGATTCTTTGTACAAGCTATATTTTCAGTTTGATAATGGAGAAATTGTAAAGCCGTATTCAGAAACGATTCCGCCATTTGTAGCGGTTTTAGATTGGAAGTTTCAAGTTAAAGAAATAAGAACATGCTTTGCAACACATGTCATCGATCTTAGAGGTGGTTGGAGATTCGTTGAAAGTCAGTTAGAGGAAGAAAAAGGGTATTGGGAAGATCTTCCTCATATAAAGAAATCTTTTAAAAAATACTTATTGAAGAATATATTCAGTCTGTTGTTTAAGAAACATGATGTATATACCGATCGGATTAATGATAAACGTTTTATATATATTAAATTCTTATAAAAACGCTATTTGAAAATGAAAAAGCCCTAACTATACGGGGGGAGTTAGGGCGTCTTAAAGGGGAATCTTCAAGAGAGAATAATTTGACTGACTTAATTAGGGTAACATATATTCAAAAGAATAGATATATGTTAATTGTTAAGGTTTTGTAAATGTTAGACGACTGATGAGTATAAAAATTTCATTTTAATACAAAAAAGAGCGCTCAATAAGAACGCTCTTCCAAGAAAAAGACTGCCATAAAATAGAGGTAAGGGTAGAATCCCTCGATATTAATATATACAAAAACAATATTAAAAGTGTGGACAAGGTGACTTTAAATAAAAAAAAAGGCGAGTTTTAACTCGCCTTTGACCAAAGATATGCCCGATATTTAGCAGTACGACTTAGTACAAAGGTTTACAATTCTCAATTAGTATATGCGAAGTAAGTGAAAATGTGAAAGAGCAGCTAGCAAAAGCTAACTGCTCCGTACCAGAGAGTGGTAAATCATACATCGCTCCTACTCCTATTGTAAAGGCAGTGCAGTTATAGTATGTACAACAAATGAAATATTATGCAGAAGAAAAGAGCATCTTCGAAAAATGCTCTTTGAGTAGGTGACTATCTTTACAACATTGTTCAAGGGTAAACAAGGAGTGAAAAGATTTAATATAACATATGCAAAATTAATGAAAAGGTGAAACATAAAAGAGCAGCTAGCAAAAGCTAACTGCTCAACTGTAAGGAAACTAATAGTATGTTGCCATGGCTGTACGACATGGCACAGTTATAGTATGTGCGGATTTGAAAATATTATGCGGAGGGATGAGAGATGCTTATTAAACCAGAAGCAAAACAATTAACACGTTTTTGGATTCCAATGAATCACTTAGGATTTCGTACTCAGAAAATAGTAGAAGGTGAATATATAGGTGAGCATAACGGGGTGCACTTAATGATCTATTTTAACGAAGAGTTATGTATGCACGTTGTATCTGAAGCGACTACTGGTTATGGTATCGTAAATTCATTTAATCCGCAGTTTGCGATTAAGAAAGCAAAGAGAAGAATCGATACAAATAAAGAACGTGTTGATTTATGGATAAATGCAACCAATGCAAAGTTTGGAGCATTGAATGACATAATTTCAGTGAAGTAATGTGGAGGGATGAGAGATGGAATTCAAAGGTGAGTTAGTTTTAGTGCAAAAAGAAGATGGTAGTTTGCAATATAGAGATGATCTAAGTCATATGTGGTGTGCTTGTGGGAAGGGAGCTAATAACTATTTTCCTGAAAATCTAGATATATATCAATTCCAATGTGAGAAATGCGCTCATGGAAAAAGAGAAGTGATTGAAGGTAGTTACTATGAACACTACAAAGGTGGAATGTATCAAGTAGTAATGATTGCTACAGCTGAATGGGATTCAAGTGATCTTGTAATTTACAAGGATGAACAAGGTAAGGTATGGGCTAGAGATTTAAAAGTATTTACTGGCCACAAAACACTTGAAGATGGAGAATGTGTAAAACGTTTCAAGAGAGTAATTGAAAACTGAACAAAATAATCCTTTGAATATAGTCCGGCTAGAAAACTAGAGGACACCATTCATTAGAACAGTAACTTTTACTGTCCTGTGAGTGGTGTCCTTTTTATTTTGCAAAAGGGAGATGTGGGGGAAATGAAAGCATTCAAGGAACAATTGCAGGAATGGAAAAAGCAATCGAATCAACCGAAAAAGAAGAAACGGAAAAAGAAAAAACGTAAGGAGCAGCTGAGTAGAAGGGATATTGAAAATTTAATGGGGATGCATGGTCCAAGATATGAAAGAAGACGCGGAGCTTTAAGACAAAAATAGAATTAATAAATAAGGAGGGCTTTACTATGAAAAAGCAGTTATTTTTTAATATGCCAGTTGTAGATTCAAAGGAAACTAAAAAAGCGGTTGAAGAGGTACTAGAAAACTACCGTGAATGCTTAAGTACATTGCCGAATGATATTATGCCGAAAGTTACTACGTCTTTTTCAGAAGTTCCTCCAACTTTTACAAATGAGTTTAATAGTTCAACTGAAAATGTTGCGCTTGAACGTATTGAATTAGAACAAGAAAGAGACGAGTATATGAACTGGGTAATTAATGGTGTCAATAATTTAAAACCGGATGAAAGATTCATTATTTTCAAGGGATATATGGAAGAGGAACCGGAAACAGATTTAAATATTTGGTTGGAGTTGGGTGTTGGGAAAACAAAATTTTACAAGCTAAAAGGTTCGGCTCTTTTACGATTAGCTTTTAATCTCAAAGTAGAAGTGTATAAGAAAGCAACGAAACAAAAAGAGGTGAAGAAAGCATGAATATTGTTCAACCAATTCGTGATAAAGAAACGATTCAAGAGATAAAAGAATTCTTCAAGGAGCAGAGTGAACGAAATTACATTCTGTTCCTTCTCGGCATTAATACAGGTTTACGAATTTCAGATATTCTTCGCTTACGTGTTAAGGATGTTGAAGGGTGGAATATCTATATTCGTGAAAAGAAAACAAAGAAGATTAAAGAAGTAAAAATGCCATCTGAACTGAAGAGAGCAATAAAAGACTATATAAAAGAAAAGGAGCCAAATGAATTTCTCATCAAAAGTCGTAATGGGAAGAACAAACCTCTTACTAGGTCAATGGCTTATGTAATTTTGAATCAAGCAGCAAAAGAGTTTGGTTTAGAACGTATTGGTACACATTCACTTAGAAAGACATACGGCTATCATCATTATAAGCAGTTTAAAGATGTGGTTGTATTGCAACGTATGTTGAACCATACCGATCAGAAGGAAACGTTAAGGTATGTTGGAATCGAACAAGATACCTTAAATGATTATCAAGAGAAGTTTAGAATCTAAGCTTTTATTTTTTTGTGAATTATAGAATTAGCTAAAAAAGAAACATGTCAAATTCATTTTCGAAAATTGCTGTAAAGCTTGCTATATCTAAGGGGAAGCGGTGGGGGTTAATTCAACACACTCTAGTTTATAGTGAATTCAAAAATTTCTAATTATGTTAAACTGATATAGAAGGATAAATAATAGAAAAGGGGACTAGAAATTATGGAATTCCATCAAACCGAAATTAAAAGAGCAATAAGAGATTTTGAAAAGACGATTTATTCGTTACAATCTGCTGGGTATGAAATTTATTCAGCAAGAGTAAAGGAATTAATTAATTTAGTTACACAAAATAAGGTGCTAAGTTACATTATTAATCCTTATCTTCTTACGAATGTGGATTTTGATTATATTGAAAATGTAGGAGTAACTGGTCGGTTTGATTTAAGGTTGCCAGAGGATAAAGACTTACAAATAGCTTATGTATTCCAACTTATGAAACGTGCAACAGATGAGAATTTTAGTGTTGAAGATTATGCTTTTCGTATTTTCGCTTCCAGTAGAATCAGTGACAACATTAGCCAATGGAATTATCAAATTCTTTTTCCTTGTTTAGAAAATTTAAAAGATAAGCTTAGTGATTTAATTGAAGATGAAGTTGAGGGGAAAGATAAAGTAAGTGCAGCATCGTTGCAAATTATCAACTACGGAAGTATAACTGCTAAAAACGGAAACGTTGCATTAGGACAAGTCATAACTCAAACGTTATCTACAGGCGAGTTGTCTAATGATATTATCAAAAAAGCATTAGAACAAGGGATTATTAGTGAAGAACAAGTTGAAACTGTATCAACTATTACAGATGAAATTGAAACTGAATTGCAGCAAGGTGAACCTTCGCTAGGGAAATTGGAACAATTAGCTGGTCATTTATATGATATTGGATCCAAAGGATTGCTGGGTTTAACAACAAGTATAATTACGGATACTAAATGGATTGAAGCTGTAAATACGTTTCTTTTTGGGTTAATTTAAATTTCCATTGGATTTTTGCGAACTATTTGCGAACTATTTGCGAACGAATTTGATTTTTAGGCATGTTATATTTGTATTGTGAGAAGTGGCGGAAAACGCTTCTTACAAAGATTCTTTTAACGTATTCTTGTCTTGGACGGCTCTGGGTATGTCTTTTTATTTTCAAACATTAAATCCGTATCCGGCAATGGTGTTGATTAAATAACCATTGAAAAGCAGGAGAGCTTTTGCTCTTCTCTCAGTTACTTGGTGGAAGGTAAGACAGGTGGCTGAGAGAAGAATGAAACTTCACATACCATATGTAAACTACAAAAAAGAATGGCGTTAAATGTAAGCATCCGATGAGGGTGCTTTTTATTTTGAGAGGAGGAAGAAGGATGTCTACTAATTGTAAGGGCTATAACTTAATCGACGAACAGATTCATATGTTACGTCTCATTTTAGAAAACAGTTCAACAAAGGGCATGGCTATTTGTTCGTGTGACATAGATAGAGTACTTAGTATGAATGAGGGTTACGACCAGGCAAGGAAAGAACATGATCATTTACTATCTATCACACTATCAGACATCAACGCTGTACCAGTTGTACATTACAAAGGTAAGCAAGTAGATAAGAAGATAAGGGTTAGCTTTGATTGGAAGACAAACAACAATTGTAAATCAGGTTCTTACATTCACATCGAACACATGGAACCTGAAGAGAAACTAATCAATACAAAGATCATACAGCACAATCATCCTATTGTGATTAAGGAGTGAAGTGATGATGAACTATGGTTAACCACAAACAGTATGACAAGTATAGACGCAACAAAGAAGCAAAGAAGTTCTATGATAGTAAAGCTTGGCGAGACTGTAGGAAGTTAGCGTTGATACGTGACAACTATCTCTGCCAGGAATGTTTAAAATATGATTCTATTATTCCTGCTGATATGGTTCATCACATAAAAGAGCGTACTGATCATCCAGAACTTGCGCTTACTTTGGATAACTTAGTTAGCTTATGCAACGCGTGTCATAACAAAGAACATCCTGAAAAGGGTGGAGGAAAGAAAAGTAAGAAGCAAAAACGAAGGGTTCCGGTTGTAAAGGTAAGGGCAAACAAGGAGTTAACATAGCCCCCCTACCTTTAAAGTTATTTTTTAAATCTCTCCAGACCGGCGACCCAGAGCTTACGTACCGCGAGTAATTTTTCACATGAGGGGGGGTACCTTTTATGAATAGGGAGGTGGGGTAGTGAATGGCTAAAATTTCAAAGAAAAAACAGGATGAATTAATAGAGCAAGAAATGAACCGTTTACTCGAAATTTTCAAGGATCTTCCAGAAGAAAGGTTAGAATCTGCAAAAAGATTAATTGAACGGGTAGCTTTTATGACAATTACACTTGAAATACTAGAAGATAATATTAAAACAAAAGGACCGACTTACCTGTTTAAACAAGGGTCACAATCCATGCAAGTTGAGAACCCTGCGCAAAAGTCTTATAACACAATGATTAATCGGTATACATCCGCTTATGAAAAATTGTTTAATTTGTTACCTAAAGTAGTGGTTGAAGATGACGACGACGATTTCGACGACTTCTAAGCCATCAGAAATAGCCAAATGGTATAAAAAATGGCGTAGTGAACAGGTAAAGCATTTTTATATTCTTGAAAGACCATCTCCACAATTAAGAACAACTTGGTATGCGGAGCAAGTGGTGAAAGGTAACATAAAAGCAAGTAAGAAAAATATTCTATCTTGCCAGCGACATTTGAATGACTTAGGAAGACAGGGAACAGAAGAGTTTCCTTGGGTATTCGATGAAGAAAAAGCACATCGACCTATCCGCTATATTGAAAAGTTTTGTCGTCCATCAAAAGGGGATTATAAAAGCTTAGTTCTTCAGCCGTGGCAACATTTTGTTATTGGCTCTTTGTATGGATGGGTTCATAAAGATACAGGATACAGGCGCTTTCGTGAGGGCCTTATTTTTATTGGTCGGAAAAACGGAAAAACAACAATGATTTCTGGTTTATCCAATTATGCTGTATCAAAGGATAATGAGCCAGGAGCTCGTGTCTACGTTTTGGCTAATACCAAACAGCAAGCCGGAGAGCTTTTTGATGAAAGTCGTGCAATGGTTCAAAAGTCGCCACGACTTCGAAAACATTTACGAGAAAACCAAAAAGGTATTTTTTATGATAAGACCCATTCAAGGATTGAACCGCGTGCATCCGATAGTAAAAAACTAGATGGATTGAACACTCATCTGGGTATTTTTGATGAAATACACGAATTTAAAAACTTTAAATTAATTAACGTTATCAAAAAATCTCGTGGTGCACGAAAACAACCGATGATTGTCTATATCACTACAGCAGGTTACCAACTTGAAGGACCACTTGTACAATACTACGAAATTGCAACAGATGTTTTGGAAGGTGTTATCGACCAGGATAGAAAGTTCTATTTCATGGCTGAAATGGACAGTATAGATGAAATTGAAAACCCAGAATTATGGATTAAAGCAAATCCTAACATGGGTGTTTCATTGGACCTACCATCTCTTATTGACGATTGGAATACAGACAAGCATACAGAAGCAGAAAAAGCTGATTGGATTACTAAACAATTTAATATTTTTGTGGATAATGATGAAATGTCATTTGTTGGCGTTGAGGTTTTAAAGAGGAATGAAAAATCCGTAGAAATCGAGTCTTTAATTGGTCAAGAATGCATAGGTGGATATGACTTATCATCTTCGGAAGATTTTACGAGTGCTTGCTTAGAGTTTCCTTTAGAAGATAGAAGTGTTTTTGTATTATCTCATAGCTGGGTTCCACAAGCGAAAGTGGATAAGGATAGTGAAGGCATTAACTATAAAGAGTTTGAAAAAAAGGGTTGGCTTACAATTATCCCTGGTGAATATGTGAAATATGAGTACATTTATGATTGGTTTATAGAACATTCCAAGCAGTATTTCATAAAAAAAATTACTTATGATCCAGCAAATGCCTACCGTTTAAATGAAGATTTGAAAGCATACGGATTCGAAACGGAGTCAGTGCGTCAAGGACATTTAACGTTAAGTCCGGCATTAAAAGATGTGAAAGAGTTATTATTAGATGGTAAGGTAATAAGCAATAAAAACCGCTTGTTACGTTGGTATATGAACAATGTGAAGCTTATTGAGGATAGGAATGGTAACTTTTTACCATCCAAACAGAGCAAATATCGAAAAATTGATGGTTTTGCAGCACTTTTAAATGCTCATACAGAAGTAATTCCGATGTTGTCGCAACCACAAGGTGATGGAAATATTTCGTTTGTATCAGTAAATGATCTCTTTAAATAAAAAATGAAATTGAAAGGCGGTGAGAACTTGAATTTGTTTAATCGTTTTAAGGCAGCAGCAAAAGGTGCAGCAGCAGGGTGGAAAGGTAGTATTTATGACTTTTCTTCATGGTTTGGCAGAAAGTTTTGGGGTATCGACAACTCAAAATTAGCTACAAATGAAACGATTTTTAGTGTCATCAGTCGATTATCGAACACCATATCATCACTACCTTTAAAGCTTTATAAAAAATATGACATTGTTATGAACCAAGCAGCTGATGTAGTGATTAATAATCCAAATCAAAACATGACAGGATTTGAATGGATAAACAAACTTGAAGTTTCGAGAAATGAAGCTGGGAATGGATATGCAGCTATTATGCGTGACATTCGAATGCAAGTAGAAGCATTAATACCAATTGATTCAGCTTATGTAACCCCTTTTTTGAATACTGATGATAATAACTTGTGGTATGAAGTACGGGGAATCGGTGGTACTTACTATATACACAATATGAATATGTTTCATGTTAAGCACATCACAGGTGTTTCAAGATGGAAAGGAATTAGTCCTCTTGATGTATTGCGAAACACTTTAGAGTATGACAAGTCGGTACAAGAATTTAGTTTGTCGGAAATGCAGAAGAAGGATAGTTTTATTCTTACTTACAATGCACAGGTTGATGAAAAGAAACGTCAAGAAATTGTGGACGACTTTAAGCGCTTTTATCAAGAAAACGGTGGCATTTTGTTTAGAGAACCAGGTGTAACCATTGAGGGTATTGATCGTAAATATTTTGCATCAGATACGTTAGCATCAGAACGGATTACTCGTTCACGAGTTGCTAACGTTTTTAATGTGCCTGTATCTTTCTTAAATGATACTGAGGGTCAAAGCTATGGTAGTAACGAACAGTTAATGATTCAGTTTGTGCAAATGACTTTAACCCCTATAGTGCGTCAATACGAGCATGAAATGAATCGCAAATTGTTAAATCAAGCTGAGAGAGAAAGTGGCTATTACTTTAAGTTTAATCTCGGTGGTTTGTTAAGAGGAGATACAGCAGCAAGGACCGCGTATTATCAGGCAGCAATTAGGAGTGGATGGTTATCGCAAGATGATATTCGTGAAATGGAAGATAAACCACCTCGTGGTGGGAATGCTTCGAAACTTTGGGTGAGTGGTGACCTATATCCAATTGATATGGATCCAGCTCAACGAAAGTCATCTTTAAAAGGTGGTGATGAAAATTGAAAATAAAAGTTATTTATGGGCCACCTTGTGCGGGTAAATCTACGTATGTTAATGAGAGCATAAGCGATAATGATATACGTTTTGATTATGATTTGATAATGCAATCGATATCTAATCGAAACTCACATGTGTACAGCGATAACCATCTTCCTTATGTGGTGCAATATCGAGAATTAATAATAAGCATGGCTGCAGAAGACGATAAAATGGACACAGCATACATTCTTGCTACTAAAATAACTAATAAACTTCAGGAGGAGTTAGAAGGGAAAAATTCTGAATTTTTGTTGATAGAAACATCAAAAGAACAATGCTATGAAAATCTGAACAATGATGAGACCCGACCAGATAAAGATTTTTGGAAGGAAAAAATCGATTCTTGGTTTGATTGGTATGAGGATTATTTGAAGGAGGTGAAAAATTTGAAAGATGACCATAAGGACAAAAAACAACAAAGTAATAAGTTTTGGGAGATAAAAATGTCTGCTAACAAAAATACAGCAGACATTTTTATTTACGGTGAGATTACAAAATATGCATGGGAAGACTATGGTGAGGTCTCTTCTATCATTTTCAAGAATGAATTAGAAGCTTTGGGTGATGGAATTGAAACTATTAATCTGTACATTAACAGTCCAGGTGGTAGTGTATTTGAAGCAATGGCCATGATTTCTATGTTGCAACGACATCCGGCAGATATTATTTCACATATTGATGGAGTTGCAGCATCTTGTGCATCTGTCTTACCAATGATTTCAAAACGCATTATTATGCCATCTAATTCACTAATGATGATACATCATGCAATGACAGGAGCCTGGGGTAATGCTAAGCAATTACGAAAGGCGGCTGATGATGTAGAGCGTATTAGTAAAGCGATGTGTCAGTATTATTTAGACCGAGCAGGTGACAAGATGTCAGAAGAGACCTTGTCCGAAATGCTCGAGGAAGATACGTGGTTAACAGCTGAACAGTGTTTAGAATTAGGGCTTTGTGATGAAATTGTGGAAGCCAATCAAGCTGTTGCTTACGCGTTTGATGATAAGTGGGCAAAACAATATCAAAATGTTCCAAAACAATTGCTACATTTGCAGTCCTCTACACCAACAATGAGTGTGGATGAAAAGGCATTACGTGAAAAGATTGCTGAAGAAGCAAAAGCTAATGCGGAATATATAAATACAATTTTAGGAGGAATTCATTTATGAAAAAGCAATTTAAATTATCTATCGGTAACTTTCAATTTTTCTCAAAAAATACTTTATTTGAGTTAAAGCAAAACTTAGCTACAATTGGTCAACAATTACAAAAAGTAGAGGGTGAACTTGCTCAAAAGGCTATTGATACAACAGCTACAATGGAGGATATTCAAGCTTTACAGAAGTCTAAACAAGATTTACAAATGCGTTTTAATGTTATTAAAGAACAACATGACAGTATGGAAGCAGAACAAAAAGCACAATTTACATCTCAACAAGGTGTTAACCGTATTGAAGATCCAAAACAAAAAGTAGTTGCGGCTAAGGCAGAGTTAATTCGTGCAGCAATGCGAGAAAAAACAATTTCAACAGATGTACGTCAAGCATTAGGTGATGATGCTACTACAGGCGGTGGAAAGTTTTTACCGAAAACGGTGTCTCAAGACATTATTACAGAGCCAAATGTAAAGAATCCTATTCGTGATATTTCAACATTAACAAATATCACAAATTTAGAGCTTCCTAAATTGTCATTCACTTTAGATAATGATGATTTCATTGCAGATAAAGAAACGGCAAAAGAGTTAAAATCTAGTGGTGATACGGTTTCGTTTGGACGTCACAAATTTAAAGTAATGGCAGGTGTATCTGAAACTATACTAAATGGGTCCGATGCAAACCTTGTCGCTCATGTGGAAAGTGCCCTTAAGTCTGGTGTTGCAGCAAAAGAGAAGAAAGTACAATTTGCAACTACTCCTAAAGCTGGAGAAGAGCATATGAGCTTCTATCAAACAGGTGCTACGGCTATTAAAGCAATAAAAGGTGCTAATTTATATAAGGCAATCAAAGCAGCTATTGCGGACTTACATGAAGATTACCGTGAAAATGCAAAAATTGTTATGTCTTATGTAGATTATTCCGAAATGATTGAGGTTTTAGCAAACGGAAACGCGACATTATATACAGCACAACCAGAGCAAATTTTAGGTAAACCAGTTGTATTTGTGGATGCAGCAACAAAACCTATCGTTGGTGACTTCTCTTATTCACATACAAACTATGATATTGGTGAACTGTTTGAGCGTGATAAAGATGTTAAAACGGGTATCGAACAATTTGTTGTTACTGCCTGGTTCGATCATCAAATTAAATTGAAATCAGCATTCCGAATTGCTGAAGTAGTAGCTACTCCTTAATAAAAGGGTGGCTACTTTTTATGAAAAGGCGGTGAAACTTTATGGCTTACAAAGTGTTGAATGATTTTATAGAAAAGGAACATGATAACACGTTCTATAAAAAAGGGGATATGTACCCGAAAGAAGGATTCAAAGAAATAGCAAGGCGTGTTAAGTTCTTACAATCTATTCACTCGGAATACAACGTTGCTTTTCTTGAAAAGAGTGAGAATGTAACAAAGACAGCTCCAAAAGAGAAGAAGACACAGGGTTCTAAAGCAGAAAAGGACGGTGAATCCTAATGTTGAACCTTGTGAAAAAGAAATTAAGAGTTGATGGGAATGAAGAAGATGAAGATATTCAGCTTCTT